GTAACTCATGTCATGCGCAAGACAGAACAAGAACTTCATACATTACAACATCTTGGTTTTTACCGAGACGTAGAGTTAGGAGAACCTAGCTACGACTTAGATGAAGTAGAGAAAAAGATAGCAGAACAAATGGGTTTTGATGCTACTAACGATGACCGATATAAAATATTAGAGATGAATGTTAACCTTGATTTAGAAGGTTACGAAGATGAAGATAAAGATGGCAAAACAGGAATAGCGCTGCCTTATATTGTAACAATTGATAAAGGCACTCAAGAGATATTAGCTATTAGACGTAATTGGAAACAGGAGGATAACCAACAAAAACGCCGTGAACACTTTGTTCATTACGGGTATATACCAGGATTTGGTTTTTATTGCTTCGGGCTAATTCATTTAATTGGAGGCTTTTCCAAATCAGGCACAATGCTATTAAGACAGTTAGTAGACGCAGGTACATTATCAAATCTCCCAGGTGGATTTAAAGCCAGAGGTTTACGCATTAAAGGCGACGACACTCCAATAGGCCCAGGTGAATTTAGAGATGTAGATGCTGCATCGGGCACTCTTAGAGATAATATAATGATGTTACCATATAAAGAGCCAAGTCAAGTGCTCGCAGGATTAATGGATAAGATCATTGACGAAGGTAGACGTTTTGCTTCTGCTGCAGATATGAAAGTATCTGATATGTCAGCTAACTCTCCAGTAGGCTCTACACTTGCAATACTAGAACGAACACTCAAAGTCATGTCAGCAGTTAATGCCCGTATCTATTACTCTATGAAGAAAGAGTTTGGGCTACTTAAAAATATCATTGCAGACTATACAGACCCTGATTATCAGTATGATCCCTCAACAGGAACACCCGGCGCTAAACAATCAGACTATGAAAAAGTCCAACTTATTCCTGTCGCTGATCCTAATGCGGCAACGATGGCACAGAAGGTTGTACAGTACCAAGCAGTTATGCAAATGGCTCAACAGAATCCTCAAATATATGACTTGCCTGAACTAAACAAACAGATGTTAGAAGTATTAGGAGTAAAAAATATTAACAAACTTATTCCTACGGAGGATGACGCTAAAACCGCAGATCCTGTAACTGAAAACATGAACATGATTAATAGTAAGCCAGTTAAAGCATTTTTATTTCAAGATCATAAAGCTCATATTGAAGTTCATAGAACATTTAGAGATGATCCGCTTGTACGTGAGATGGTAGGACAGAATCCAAAAGCGCCTCAAATGCAGGCAGCTATGGAAGCTCACATTGCGGAACACATAGCTTTCCAATACAGATTAGAAATTGAAAAACAACTCGGTGTACCACTTCCAGAAGAAGATGAAGCAATGCCAGAAAATATTCAGAACCAAGTAGCAAGACTTTCTGCAGGCGCAGCACAAAAACTACTACAACTGAATCAAGCTAATGCATCTCAGAAACAAGCACAAAAAATGCAAGAAGATCCGTTGATTCAAATGCAACAACAAGAGCTTCAAATCAAACAACAAGAGTCTCAAGCTAAGACACAAAAAATGCAGGCCGATACTCAACTTGATGCAGCTAGACTTGACTTAGAAAGAGAAAAATTATCAACTAATGTTCAACGAGATATGATTTTAGAAAAAGCTAGAATTGAATCTAATGAACAAATTGCAGGAGCTCAACTAGGAGCTAAAGCAGTAACAGACGACAAAGAAATAAAAGCAAAAGAATTACTTGAAGGAGCTAAGATGGGCGTTGATGTTGTCCAAAAAAATAAAGACATGGCACTTCGAGCACAAGAATCTAAGTTGCGTAATGCAGCTCAGGTAGATGTAACTAAACTTAAGGACGAAACTCAACTCAACAAAAAGGAATAAAAAATGGTTAAAGAAACGTTAATACTTCTAGCAACCCAGATAGAAGAAAGACGCAAAGAATTACTAGAAAGTATGGGCAGGGGGACTGATAAATTTGAAGCTTATTTAGCAGCAGTCGGCGAAATTAAGGGCTATATGATTATACAAGCCATGATTGCTGATGCGGTTAAAACGCATGAAGAAGGCGATGAAGATTTTGGTGCTAACCCAACGGATAGTGTGGTGAAAAAATGAATACAACCATTGCTACCCCAGACAAAAAAATAGTCTCTATATCTGGAGACCCAATCAAATCTAAAATTACTACAACCAAAGACGGTAAGAAAGTATCGGGTGAAGAAGCTATTTCAAAACTAGCGACTCAGCTACCTGATGTTAAAGGCTATCGACTTTTATGTATTGTTCCTGAAGCAGAGGAAACATATGAAGGGGGTATTGTAAAATCTGCTGAAGTTAAGAAGCTTGAAGAAGGCGCGACTGTTTGCTTGTTTGTTATGCAGTTAGGCGATTTAGCTTATCAAGACAAAGCTAGGTTCCCTGGAGGCCCATGGTGTAAAGAAGGAGACTTCGTTATAACACGTGCTTACGCAGGTACTAGAATCAAAATTCACGGAAAAGAATTCCGCATAATAAACGACGATACCGTAGAAGCAGTGGTCGATGACCCCCGTGGCTACGAACGCGCATAGGAGAATAGCATGGCTGAAATTATAAACGAGATACCTAACGACGAAGTTCAACCGATGGAAGGCGAAGAATTAGAGGTAGATTTAGAGGAAGGCAAAAAAGAAGTAGAAGCAGAAAGTAAAACTGAGAAATCTACAGCCGATGTTGAGCGAGTAGAACAAAAGCCCAATGTAGCTCCTGCGCAAGAAGAGCTGTTTGAGGTTGAGGAAGAGGATGACACGCCTAGAGCAGATAGAGGCAAAAAGCCACTTCCATATGGTATGGTCGAGACACTTGAAAACGATACTTTAGAAGATTATTCTGAACGCGTTAAACAAAGAATGTCTCAGCTTAAAAAAGTTTGGCATGATGAAAGACGAGCTAAAGAAGAAGCAGCTAGAGAACGAGAAGAAGCTGTTAGATACGCACAACAAATAACAGGAGAAAACCAACAACTTAGAACCACCTTAAGTTCTGGAGAAGAAGATTATTTAAGAACATTACAAGAAAAGTTTACTTCAGATCTAGCAGTAGCTAAACGAGATTATCGCGAAGCTTACGATTCTGGAGATACTGAAAAGATTGTCGAGGCTCAAGCAGCAATGAATGAGGCTCAATATAAAGTTTCTTCTGCCCAAAATATCAGACCGCAATATAAATATGATAGACAAGCAGATGAAAATAGTGTACAAAGGAACTTAGAAAGTTTACAACCGAAAGCACCAGCACCTGATTCTCGTGCCACAGAATGGCAAGAACAAAATCAGTGGTTTGGTAAAGATGAAGAAATGACTTCATTGGCTTTAGGAGTACACGAAAGATTAGTTAGAAGCGGAATAGATCCTTCTTCTACAGATTATTACCATCGTATTGATGAGACGATGCAAAAACGATTCCCTGAGAACTTTAAGGGAAACTCGTTGGAACCGGAAAAACCGAGCCAACGCAAACCTTCAAATGTAGTAGCACCGGCAACGCGTAGTACCGCGCCTAAAAAAGTACGCTTATCAAAAACTCAAGTTGCTTTTGCTAAAAAGCTTAAGTTAACTCCGGAGCAATACGCACGAGAAATTTTTAAATTGGAGAACGCAAATGGATAAGGCAACAGAAAGTAACACAATAAAAAGAACTGACCGAGAAATGGACAATAGAGAAAGTAGGGTTACAGAATGGAAGCCGGCAAGTTCGCTACCAGAATTTAACCAGAAAGCTGGATGGTCTTATAGATGGGTTAGGTGTTCTTTATTAAATGAGCCTGATAACATGAACGTATCTGCAAAAATGCGTGAAGGCTGGGAACCGGTGAAGCATTCGGAACACCCAGAGATTCAATTAGCGGCAGACCCTAATTCACAATACAAAGACGGTATTGAAATTGGTGGTGTGCTATTATGTAAAATTCCTAAAGAACTAATGGAGCAACGTCAAGCTTATGTTGATAAAGCAACAAGGCAACAGACTGAAGCAGTTGATGCGCAATACATGAATCAAAACGATCCACGTATGCCTAAGTTTGCTGAAGGTCAAGAGACGGGAAATACCGGAAAGTTTGGTAAGGGAAATAAATAGGAGAAACAATCATGGCAGCAACAGCAAGTCCTTATGGACTGAAAGCCGTAAATCATCTAGGAGGTACCCCATATGCGGGTTCTACTAGATTGTATCCGATTGCCTCTGCAACAGCTATTAACATTTACTACGGTTCAGTGGTTAATGTTTTAGGTACTGGCTTTTTAACTCCAAACTTAACAGTTGGAACAGCAGCAGCACCTTTTGTAGCAGGTACAGTAGGCGTATTTGTAGGATGTACATTTACAGATCCAAATTCGGGTAATGTAGTATTTAGACAGAACTATCCAACAGGTACAGTAGCAGCTGATATACAAGCTTATGTTGTAGACGACCCAGCAGTAATTTTCCAAGTGCAAGCAAATGGAGCAGTAACAGCAGCAGCCTTAGGCTCATGTTGTTCTATTCTAGCGCAGACCACTGCTACAGGAACTTTATCATCTGGTAATTCAACAACAGCAGTTAACTCTGCTACACTAAGTGTAAATCAAGATGCATTTAAAATTGTAGACTTTGTAGATTCACCTACATCTATAGTTGGCGACGCATTTACTGACTTACTTGTTAAATTTAACCCAGTAGCGCATGCTTATACAAGCGGCGTTGGTATCTAATTAAGGAGAATAAAACATGGCAATTTCAAGAGCCCAGCTCCTTAAGGAGCTATTACCAGGACTTAACGCGTTATTCGGTTTAGAATATGCACGTTATGGGGAAGAACATAAAGAGATTTACGAAACTGAATCTTCAGATCGTTCTTTCGAAGAAGAAACAAAACTAGCTGGCTTTGCAGCCGCACCTCTTAAATCTGAGGGAGCAGCTATTGCATATGATAATGCACAAGAAGCTTTTACAGCTAGATATAACCACGTAACAATTGCTTTAGGTTTCAGTTTAACTGAAGAAGCAGTTGAAGATAATCTATATGATAGTCTTTCAGCTCGCTATACTAAAGCTCTTGCTCGTTCAATGGCAAATACTAAGCAAGTTCGTGCAGCTAATGTTTTAAACAATGGCTTCAACGGTGCTTTCTTAGGTGGCGATAACGTATCATTATTTGGTACTAACGCTGCAGCAGCTGTTGTTAACCACCCTACGGTGGCAGGTGGTACAAACTCAAACAGACCAGCAGTTGGTGTGGATTTATCTGAGGCAGCACTAGAAGCCGCAGTTATTCAGATCGCAGCTTGGACTGATGAACGTGGTCTATTAATCGCGGCTAAACCTCGTAGATTAGTAATACCACCAGCACTACAATTTGTTGCAACTCGTTTATTAGATACTCAGCTTAGACCGAGTACTGCTGATAACGATATCAATGCAATGAGAACTAATGGATCCATTCCAGACGGTTATTCAGTAAATCACTTTTTAACTGATGCGAATGCGTTCTTCTTAACTACTGATGTACCTAACGGTATGAAGCATTTTGAAAGAACACCATTAACAACTTCAATGGACGGCGATTTTGACACAGGTAATGTTCGATACAAAGCCCGTGAACGTTATTCATTTGGTTGGTCTGATCCTCTAGGTATGTGGGGTTCACCGGGTTCTACTTAATTGTAAGTAGTACCGCTCTCTGGAAAACCCGGCTCCTCTCTGTCGGGTTTTCTTTTTTTTAGGAGTATAATTAAGGTATGCAATATTTAATCGACATGTTTGGAGTTAGCTTTGTATGTATCATTGCTTCCGTATTAGGGGGGTTCTGTAATTACAATGTTAAAAAAGTTAAAGGAAAAGCACCTCGTGGGGGGCATGTTAATTGGCTTGTAGAGCGTAAGCGAGCACGGATAGAAGTTATATTATCTGTATTTGTGGCGGCTATATCAGCTGAATTTTTTGTACCTCCTATTATTAATCAATTAGGTCTTCATATAACATTTTCTCCAGCGATAGCTTTCTTTATTGGCTATAGTGGTATGCGCTTAATACCTATGATAGAACGAAAAGTATCTCAAGCTCTTGATAAACTGGCGTAAAAAATTAATAGTTATTATGGGGCTTATTGCAGTTTTACCTGTATCACCCACAATTTTTATTATTTCTTTATGGATAAACTCATGATTTTACGCAGAATATAGTTTAAATAAGTATATATAATTCTTCTATCAGCAATGCTGAAATCTAAAACGAAAGGAGATCATATTATGTGGACAACACCAATTGCAACTGAAATGCGTTTCGGTTTTGAAGTAACAATGTACGTAATGAACAAGTAATTTCAAAGCTTTATATAAAGGGACTTCGGTCCCTTTTTTGTTGTATAATGATATGAAAACGTGTAACATTAATTATCTGGGATTTACCGGCTTATCATGACTGCCCCAGCAGACGCATACACGACAGATAAGCTTAACTTTGTATGGAGAAACAATTATGTCAAGAACTACATTTTCAGGTCCCGTTGCCTCAACTAACGGATTTATCCCAACATCATTTGTAGCAATCGATGTTACCCCCGCAGCGGCTATTACCACAGCTCAATTAGCTACAGGGAAAATTACTTCAACTTCCGCAGCAGCCGTTGCAATTACATTACCTACTGCCGCACTTTTAAGCACAGGAATAGCTGCCGTTGCAGGACAAGAATTTATTTTTATAGTAGATAATACAGCCGGAGCTAACACTGTAACACTTACTCTAGGTGCAGGTGGAGCAGTTTCTGGTTTAGGAGCAATTACAGGGGCCACATTTGGATTACTTACTATTAGTGCAGCACAAGATATAGCTAAATGCAGCTTAATATTTACTGGTGGCGACGGTATAACACCTGGTAGTGCTACAGGATATAGATATACACGTCTAGCTTAATTAGGAGAAAGATATGGAACAGACAGATATTTGGTCGATTAATCCATCTACCTCAGCTACATTTTTTAAGACTGCAGCAGTTGTTACAGGAGGAG